ATGGCATACCTCATCGGAAAGGTGGAGGCTTTAGAGAAAGCCTTATTAGAGAAGAACGAGACACCAACTCCCCCCGTAGATAGATGGCTTAACATTGATGAACTCAAAGCCTACCTGCCTGACCACCCGGCAAAAGCTACTATCTATGGATGGGTAAGCAAACGAGAAATCCCATTTAATAAGGGAGGTAAGAAATTACGTTTCCTGCAATCCGACATTGACAAATGGTTATCCTGTGGTAAACGAAAAAGCGAAAGCGAATTGAAAGATGAGGCTAACAACTATTGTGCAACCAAAAGAATCGGAGGTTAAGTTATGGATAAAAGAAAAAAGGCAGCCTCAACGACCACCCATTCCCTCAACAAGCACGACAAAGGTAATGAGTTTCAGACACAATACCAAATTGTTTATCAATCTTTTAAGGAGCACCCTAAGACGATGTTAGATGTGTCCTTAGAAACCGGAATACTACGGGCTAACATTTGCCGTTATGTGGCTGATATGGAAGATAAGGGGCTTATTCAGTTTCTTTATAAGGCAGAGGACGAACATACGATGTTTACAGCCGGATATTACACCGCAGATAAGGAGTTGTTCAACCAGGTAAATAACCAGCAGTTAAAACTATTCGAGGAGGGTGAATAATGGGAGGCTTTAACTACATTCAGGCAATAGGCGTAGAGTTACAGAAAGCCGACCAACTGGCAGCAGAGATACCGGAACAGATAGGAATGTTCACGGTAAAGACTGCCAACAGAACCATAAAAGAGGCAGCACTAAGACCGAACCCCGATGCGCTTTGGCTTACACTATGGTACGAGGGTGAAGTATGCTGTTTGTTCTCTGATTCCAATTTGGGAAAGTCTATTTATGCCGTACAGATAGCCACAAGCATAGCGGATAAACAAAGAGTGCTTTACTTTGACTTCGAGTTATCAGATAAGCAATTTCAGTTACGGTATAGTGATGAGGCTAACAACTTGAACCAATTCCCGGACAACCTTTATAGGGTGGAAATCAATAGAGATTCTTTGGATTCTGCCAACTTCGAGGAAGCGGTAATAGGAAACATAGAGCAGGCAGCTATTAAATCAGGTGCAAAAGTTCTTATCATTGATAACCTTACTTATTTGTGTATAGCTTCTGAAAAGGGAGATGCAGCAGGAACACTCATGTTTCGGTTGATGACTCTAAAAAGGAAATACGGTTTATCAATGCTTATACTGGCTCACACCCCTAAACGGTGCTTATCTAATCCGATTACACAAAACGACCTTGCAGGCAGTAAGAAGCTCTATAATTTCTTTGATAGCGTCTTTGCCATTGGTAAGAGTGCCAAAGATAACAGCGTTCGATATATCAAGCAATTAAAGGTAAGGTACGGTAACTATACCTACGATGCCGATAATGTGATAGTGTCTGCCATAGAGAAGATTGGAACATTCTTGCAGTTTGTAAATATCGGATATGCAGCAGAGAAAGAACATCTAAAGGAGCAAACGGATAGAGATATTTCCCAATTGGATGCAAGCATAAAGGAGCTTTCCACACAAGGAAAATCCGTTAGGGAAATCGCTACTGAATTAGGAATAAGCAAGAGCAAAGTAGGTAGAATATTAAAAAAGGGAGTTTAACTGTCCCACTGTGGGACACCTGCAAAGCCTATAAATAAAGAGTTTAAGACACTTTGTCCCACTTGGGACAGTGTGGGACAGTGGGACACTAAAGTAAAAAAGTTATGAATAATTTCAATCAACCATATTTAGAGAAATACACCGGCAAAGCATCCCGGCATAAGTGCCCGAGGTGTAGCGATCCTCATTCGTTCGCCTACTACATGAACGGCAATACCGGAGAGCCGATAGATAGGACGGTTGGCAGGTGTAATCACGAAAGTAGTTGCGGCTACCATTACACACCGAAACAGTTCTTTGCCGATCACCCGGCAGAAAAAGAAAGGCTTTCCGTTCCGGCCAGGCAGACACCGGAACGGAAGCCTAAACCGGAAGCGGGTTTTATCCCGTTCCGCTATGTCGAAAGGTCGGTAAGTTATGGCAGTACGTTTATCCGCTTTCTGTGTGGATTGTTTGACCGTTATACGCTGGAATCACCCACGATTGAAAGATTGATGAATGATTACGCTTTGGGAGCCACGAAGGACGGATGTGTTATTTATTGGCAGATCGATGTCAAAGGCTGGGTAAGAACCGGTAAGATTATGAGGTACGATCCGAACACGGGCCACAGGGTTAAGGACTCAGGCGGTATTAATTGGGTACATTCAGTATTAAAAAAACAGAAAGCGATACCGGAAAATTTTAACCTGATTCAATGCCTATTCGGAGAGCACCTTTTGAAGATGTACCCGGAAAAGCCGGTTGCACTGGTAGAAGCTGAAAAAAGCGCTTTGATAGCTTCTGGCGTATATCCCGAATATGTCTGGTTAGCTACTGGCGGGAAGTCTCAACTATCAATTGACAAGTTGAAGGTATTGCAGGGAAGAACGGTTATCATGTTCCCGGACGTGGACGGATTCGAGTACTGGAGCAATAAGGCTAAAGAGGTTGAGGCGATCGGTTGTAAAGTGGTAGTTTCCGACCTACTGGAGAAGAACGCCACCGATGAAGACAGAGCCAATAAGATAGACATTGCAGACTGGCTTATACGCTATCTGTCAGTAGAAACCAAAGAGATAAGGCATGAGCTTTCAGAAGCGGAAAAGACCTTGCAAGCCATAATAGAAGCTAATCCGGCGCTTCAACTGCTCATTGATACGTTTGACTTAAAACTTATTGCGTGATGGAAGTAGAAGTAATTCACGGGCAGATTATCGCTAAAGCAAACCATTATCAGGCAGTGCCGGGAAAGTCCGGTACAAAGCGCATTATCAAGGACGAAAAGATACGGGCATACGAACATAGTTTCATGCAACAGTGCAAGACATACAAGAGTAGGCGCATTTCAAGCCGTTTTCGGTTGTTTGTCCGGGTGTACCATAGTTCGGTAAGGTTCGACTTAGATAACAGTTTAAAAACCTTGCTCGACTGCCTGCAAATGGTAGGAGCTATAGAAGATGACAAACTTTGCTTTCAGATAGAAGCAGAGAAGAAAATAGATAAGTATCACCCACGCATAGAATTTGCTTTGCTGGAAGTGAACGAGCAAAAACAAATATTTTATTAACAATTTAATTTTAAACATGGAGACTATTAAAAAAGATGGTTTGGTTATAGAGATTAACCGGCACAAATTGCAAATTGAAAAGATTCAGCAGATCGTGAATGATATGCTGAACGAGGGGTTTAACTTTTCTTCCGACGAGTTGAAAGATTTACGAGGTGATTGTAATTCGCTTCATAAACAGGCGGTAGATATGGCACGGAAAGATGCTTCACGGATAAAAGTATTGTTCTTTCGAAATAAAGATTATGAAGAGGCTGTGAAACATCTGCAATGTGTGATAAATAACAATGCGGGCAAATTGTATACTGTCCTTCGTTCCGGTGCTTTGCATCCACTGGATATTGACGCCTATGAAGTGAAAGAAGGAATCGTCACTATATCTTCCGCATGGTTAAGCCGGAAAGAAGAAGAGTTTACTATTCGCCCGACACCAGAAAGGATAAAGGCGCACGAACTGGTGCAAAACCTGAAAAAGGCAATTGATGAACTGAACGACTTCGTATCTGACAACCCATATTTCGGGAAAGGCTTTAGCTATATCAACGATGAACGCCGTTGCCTGTGTCGATTGACAGAAGAAGGAGGGTTTTATGTAGAAGACGAAAATTTCGAATATATCTAAAAAAACAAATTAATTATGACTACAGAAGAAAGAAAATCATTCGACGACTTTAAGCGTGAATTATTGGAAAATCCGATAATAGGACTCAATTTTTTTGGAAACATGGACAAGGTCGAACTTGATAACATTGGTGATCTGACAACACGGAACAGGCTGATGAACGAGGCAAAAAATAAGTTTATTTGCCAACATTTGGGGATCAACTATCGGAAAGAGGATTTTGAAGTATCAGACGAAGATTTGGCCAAGGAATGGGCTAAAGGATTGCCGGATAAAGTTTAAATATCAAAACCGGGTAGGTTTGCCATACAGATAGCCTACCCGGTTAATATGAAAATAACATTGATTTACATATTATGGGACAGAAAAAAGGACAAACAGGGAACCCTAAAGGAAGACCTAAAGGAGTACCAAATAAAGTAACCGGTACTGTCAAAGAATGGATACAGCAGGTTATCGATGGAAACCGGAAACGATTTGAAAAAGATTTATTAGCATTAGAACCTGCAGAACGGGTTAAAGCGATATCAGGATTGATTTGTTATGTGTTACCGAAGCAACAATCAGTAAGTATCCAAGAACAGATCAATGCCGAATATGATGCGTTGGAAAGGTTGATAGAAAATGCACCAGATGAAGCCATTGATAAAATAACAGAGAAGATTTTAAAAATGAAGGAGGCTAAAAATGGATAAAAGAAAGTTTTTATTACAAATCATTCGAGGGCAGGAGCCCAAAAGACGGTATATCAAACTGTATGAGTATCAAGGGGACAAACGGGTCTTTTTAGGGCAACAAGAGATCTCTTTATCCGAAGATGTTGAAATTGAGGTCGTGACTTCTAAGTCGCAGATAGTAGATGAAACCGACTTTTAAACTCGTATCCAGGTACGAGGCAGATATCCGGGTGGAAACGATCGGGGACAAATACAGGATATCGTTCGTCTCCGGCGATTTCCATCTTTCAATGCCCGTAGGCAAGGAAGAGTACCTTCGATACAGGGATACGTTCTATCTTTCGCCCGGCAAAGCCAAAAACGAGCTGTTGGATAAACTGTCATTCGCCGGCACACCCTTCCGCAGGGAGGATTTTAACTTTATCGACCTGACCGAACTCTCACCCGAAGCCGAAAAGGGATTGAGGGCGTTTATCAAAACATTGGATCAAATTTAACCAACCAGAAGGTCGATTAGCGGTATTTTTGACGATCTTATCAAAAACTACATAGTATTTATTTTCCACTAAACAATATTTATCCAGGGTGACAAAAATGGTATGGTAGGTACGATAGCATGATACTTTACTGTCCCACTTTGTCCCACTGTCCCACATTTCTAAAAGTGGGACAAAACGATATAACAATCTGATAATACAATAGTTATCTGTCCCAAAAGTGGGACAGTTTGGTATTTACAGAAGTGAGACGGGACATTATTCTACTTTAATATTGATATCCTTACCGCAATGGGGACATGTGAGAGTTAAAGCGTCGCTTTTTGGGCGCACTTCTTCGGGGGAGGCGAATAACTGCCACATGGGTACATCTAATGCCGTGGCGATCTTTTCCAATGTGGCAGTAGTCAATGATCCAGCAGATACCATTTGTTTAACAGCTGAAAGACTTACATTCATTTTATCGGCTAATTCTTGTTGTGTCAGCCTTTTTTCTTTCAATAGTTCCTTAATTCTCATGATCTTATAAAATTTAATTATAGTACAAAAATAACTCCACTACTCAAAATGTATAGTATTTGCTATATTAATTAATCTTAATACGGTAGTATTTTCTATCTAATTGTTTTGTATAGTATAGAAAATGCTATACCTTTGCATTATCAAAATAAAACAAACAGATATACAGCTATGACAAACGAGGATTACATGAACAACGAGTTGACAGCGTTAGCCGCCATGACGGAAGAAGAAGCCTGCAAAGTTTATAATGTGGATTATAAAGCCGAGGCAGAAATCTACATTCGTGACTACTGGATGTACATAGCATAAACAAGGATTACTAACACATAAACACTATACGATCATGACAACACTATTTAAAAGCCAAATGAGACAAGTAATGTCAGACGCTTGGAGAATTTACCGGGTAACGGGAGAAAGTTTCTCAGAGAGCCTAAAAAGAGCCTGGTTACTTCTGAAATTGAAAGCGCAAATGAAGCAAAAGACAGTACAGTTCTTCTATCAGAAAGTAAACGGTGAAATTCGTCAGGCTTTCGGAACTTTGAGAGATGAGGTTATAAACACGATTGTCAAAGGGACCGGGCGCAAACCTAACGATAACATGTTTACCTATTTCGATACAGAAAGACAGGAGTTCAGATCGTTTAAGAAATTCAATTTAATCAAGATCGGATAATTAACCCGGTAGGGGTATCGGTCAAACCGACCCCCTCTACCACAAACAAAATAATATTCAATCATGGAATTTAAAGATTTAGCAACAAAGTTCGAAGGTCTTACAGCAGATCAAGTAGGGGTATTAGCAGAGTTTGGCAAAAATATTTTAGATGATGCAGGTATATTCTGTTTACCATCCTGTCTGCTGGGATTAATTCAGGATATACTCAAAACAGAGGAGTTCGATCTTGAGAGAAACAGACTTACAATAGATTCACTTTTACATATTGTGGAATTAGTTAATGAATTGAATATGCGATGCTGGGGTGAACAAAAAACCCCGTTCGGACTTACGGGCATTAGATATGACAACCAATATGTCGGATTTAAAGATGAGACTAAAATAATAGCATCATGAAAGCATTATCCTTTATATTCCTGTTCGTGGCCGGGGTTCTTCTGGCAGGATCGGAAAGCGAATATTTCTTAGGTAATATAATCGGTATGATAATACTGTTTATTGCTGGTGATAAACTGGTGGGACAAGATAATATTGCTACATAAATAACATAGACCCGCATGTTGGGGCTTCGGGCCCAGCGTATCACGTTTGGATGTCCCGCCGGTAATATCGCCGGCGGGTATGGAATAAATACGGCAGAAATATGCAAAGGTTCCGGCAAGGGTAAACAACACTAAGGTTACCCCAAGGAATAGATACAAGAAATAAGAAAATCCCTTGAATAAATATAAGACACAAGCGTATGGATAAGGGGGAGCCTCAACAGGTATCCCCTTTCTTCATTGAAGATGCTACGAATATTCGGCAATACTTACACCACCTTGCCAACCTTATGGGAGAAATAAACACGCATATCAAAAAGAATCTTTATCTTTGTTTTTGTAGTGATTTTCTTGTGGTTGCTTATTGTTAAAAACGGCACACTTATACCACATTTGTACCATAAAATCATAAATTTCTCATTTTCAAGCATAGTTATACTTTGCATCGGATGGCTTGTAAACAGCCGTAAATAACCATAGCTAATTAGAAGAAAGTCGCTGATAACCAGTGGCTTTTCTTTTTATATGGTTTTCAGTCAAATCTGACTGGTTGCGGATTTCCAGCATTATTTTGTACCATAATTCTACCGCCGAACAATTAAGCGGACACTTCGCACTCATCATAGCGACATCTTGGACACGATGTGAGACGCTATGAGAATGAGCGGAACCGCTATAGAAGACACAGTGTGAGACGCTGTGAGAAATCGTGAGACGCATTGAGACAGAATAGGCGAAATTAAAGGCGACTAATATATGGAAATCCAGAGAAAATGCCAGTGGTGCGGCAAACCATTTATAGCACACACGATGGTAACACGCTATTGCAGCAAATCGTGCAATGAAAAAGCGTACAAAGAGAAGAAGCGGAAGCAGAGGTTACAGGAATACGAGGAACGGCAAAATGAGCAGCCCATGCAGGAAGTCGGTATCGTAGGAAACAAGCTGTATCTCTCCCCTGCCGAAACCGCAACCCTTTTAGGCATCAGTCGCGCCACCATATACCGACACATGGCTGCTGGTATCATTCGGGCTTTACAACTTCGTGGGCGTACCATTATCCGCAAGTCGGACATTGAAAAAATGTTTGATGATGCACCCGGTTATAAGAAACGGAGTTATGGAAGAAAACAGACCGTTCTCTATTACACCACGAATGAGATTCTGGAGAAATACCAAATTCAGAAGAAAACCCTGTATCGTCGATGCAAGTTATACAACATCCCTAAGGTTGAAGAAGGTAACCGTGTATTCTACAACCGCACCCTTATAGACAAGTATTTTGCAGACCTTGCCGAAGAAATCAATCCGGACTGTTATTATACCCCGGAGCAGGTCATGGAAAAGTACGGTATGAGCCGTAATGCCGTTGTCACCTTTGCACTACGGCATAATATCCCCCGAATCAACCGCCACCACGAGGTGTATTATTCCCGTGCCCATATAGACGCGATTAAGGAAAAGCAGGAGAAGCTGAATCCTGACTATTATACCTACGATGAAATCACAGAGAAATACGGATTTACCAAAATTAATATCAGCTACTATGTCAACAAATACGACATCAAACGGTTCAAACAAGGAAGCCGGACAATGGTGCTACGTTCCGAGTTTGACAAAGTCTATATAGAGCATCGTGATGGAACATATACACCCAAGAAACGGGAAAAGAAAAGCGACCTGCCGAAAGAGACCTTTGTAATCCCTGAAGGTTATTACTCATCCGAGCAAATTGCGGCAACCTATCAGATGAACAGAAAAACCATTTGCAAGCTATGCCGTGAAAACGACATTCCTAAAATCAGTCATGGTGGGTTCAATTATTACGTGCAACTGTCAGTTGACAGATTCTTTGCCAAATACAAGGCTGCAGACAATATAAAGGAATGGATTAGTGCGGAGCAAATGGAGGAAATCTATGGTATGAGCAAAGATGCCAGATGCTCATTTGTACATCGCCATAAAATCCCGTCCCGTGTTGTTTATGGCAAAGTCCAATATTCAAAAGACCATATCGACATCATCAAAAGCGGAGGTTTCGACCAACGGGAAATGTATTACAGCGTAACCGAAGCAATGGAAAAATATAGCCTGCGTAGGGATGATGTCTACAATTATGCGAGGTATAACAAGATACGGAAGATGCATCACGGAAAGTCCATGTTCCTGTTGAAAGAGGATTTTGACAAGGTGATGGCTGAAAAATCCGGTATCTGAGAATTATTCCGCACAGACAAGAATCATTTTCAGCAATGGCAGTCATCAGCATTGTTTCATTGTATTGGTTTGCAACAAATTAATCACCAATTATAAAAACATATCATTATGCACGAATGTAAAACTGTAACATTGAGGACAAGACCTCTAAAGAAAAACATGTTGTCGTTCTATCTGGATTATTATCCCGGTTATCGCGACAAAGAAAGTATGAAGGTAATCCGTCATGAATCTTTGGGTATCTACATCTACGCCGAACCAAAGAACCAACGGGAACAGAACTTTAATGCTGTCATGTCGGAAAAAGCGGAAGCCATCCGATGCCGACGTTTTGAATCCATCGTAAATGAGCGGTACGATTTCTTTGACAAGAGCAAGATGAAAGGAGATTTTCTTGCCTATTATAAGAAGACACTCCGCAAGCACGACCAGAAATGGGAGTTCGTATATCTGCATTTCTTCAATTTCGTGGGTGGAAAATGTTCGTTCGAGGAAATTGATGTGGACTTATGCAACAAGTTCAGAGAGTATCTGCTTAATGCAAAACAACTTAGACGTCCTGAGCGTCCCATATCACGCAATTCGGCTGTGGGCTACTGGTCCACATTCAGAGGATTTCTCAAAATACTCTATCGTAACAAGTTGATTCACTCCAATGTAAATGACTTCTTGGAGAAGATAGAACCAGAAGATGTAGTGAAAGACTATCTGAGCGTAGATGAACTGTATAGATTGGCAGAAACACCTTGCAAGATACCGATTCTGAAAACAGCCTCGTTATTCTCTTGTCTGACAAGTCTGAGAATCAGCGATATTCTCACATTGCGATGGGAAGAAATCGTGGACTTTGCTGCCGGAGGAAAATGCGTCCACACCGTCACTCAAAAGACAAAGACAGAAGATATCATCCCCATTAGTGATGAAGCCTTACAATTGATTGGTTATTCTCCCGAAAAGACAGGGCTGGTATTCAAAGGATTGAAAAGATGCTGGACGCAATACCCCATGAAAGAGTGGATCCGAGCCGCAGGTATCACCAAAAACATCACCTTCCATTCATATCGAAGGACATTCGCCACTTTACAGGCTGCTGCCGGAACAGACATCCGAACCATCCAAAGCATCATGGCACACAAGAGCATCACCACAACCCAACGATACATGAAAGTGGTGGATAGCAACAAGCGAAAAGCAAGCAACAAAATTTCCTTGATCCGTAAGGATTAACGGTCATTATTGCCTCTTTTATATGGTTAGAGTATGATTTTCGAGTATGATTCATATTCTAACCATAATTATTTGTAAATATCAGTCCAATAACCATTAGTATTTATGGTTATATGGAAATTAGTGCTGAACTTTACACCATAAAACAGTAAACAATCACAACTATATGGAGAATAATATACAAGTTCAGAAAGCGGCTGATATCAGCAGTTTGGCTGGAGTGGTCATCGTTTCACTCTCGGCACTCACCGCATACAATATCGGTGAAAAGTTCAATCACAACATCCTGTTTGATGCCACCATTTTTATTATCTCTTTGGTAATGCTTATTTTGACCTTTGCCATATTCCGCAAAGTAATGGCAGGGCTTTTTACGACAACCTCAAGTAGTACTACAAATAAGCAAGTACAAAGCGAATGTTCGCAAGAAAGCAGCCATCAAAATGCTAATCAAGATCCAGTCGAAGAGGAACAGATATCTGATAGTTTGGAGAGATATGAGAGCATTCTTGTGGAAGAGCAACTGAAGGAGGTGAAACGGAAAAGGGACACCATGATAGCTATCCGCGAATATGTAGTGGAAAAGACCTCGAAATATCTCTCAAAAGAGAATATCAGCACACTATTCCGGAATATAGAGTGTATTGCTGAAAACCGGGTTAACGATTGTCAGCCAATCCATTCAACGAAAGAAGCAAAGATCAGTTCTCCCTCTTTAAGACACTTAGCTTGGAATATAGGTGAACGGCTTGGAGTCTCCCGTCGCGACAGAGCGATATTCATTAAGTCTTCTTTCCCATACGAATTGCGCAACGCCGATATAGAATATCTGGAAGCCAATTTGCGTGTCAATGTTCCATGCGACATTCCTATTGACGTGCCGGACAAAGGAGATTTCCACTTTCACAACAATACTTGAAAATTAAATCGTACAGACGGTAATCATTGTTCCGGCTGACAGATTTCTGCAAAATTTCATTCTGTTGGTTTGCAGCATATTAATTCTAATTATTGAAGATATGAATACAACAGATTTGACTTTTAATGACCTGCCCGAAGTGGTAGGCGAACTCTGCGAGAGAATCGCAGGAATGGAAAATTTACTTAGGGACACTCTTAACCGCCAAAGCGAACCAAAAGAGAATTTGCATGTACCTATGACGGTACAGGAGGTCTGTGCCTATCTGAAAATGCCAGTCTCCACCTTTTATTACAAGATAAAGAAAGACAACATTCCTGTTATCAAACAAGGAAAGCACCTTTATATCTATCGTGACGAGCTCGACAAATGGCTGGAGGCATCTCGCAAAACTTCAGTACCTCTCACCTATGAGGAAGAAAACGAAGCGATGTATACCTCACACCGTCGCAAGCCTAATCCTAAAAACTGGTGAGTATGGAAACTGCAACACCCATTGAGGATTTTGCTCAAATCACTACGAGATGGCAAGATACTATGCTCAGTTTGGAAAAGGTGTACGAACAGGAGCCGGAAGTCCTGAGTATAGGCGGAGTAGCTATCGGGACATTGGGAAATTTCAGTGCATCCATTGGCAAGGCAAAAAGCAAGAAGACCTTCAACGTGGCAGCTATGGTGGCAGCAGCTTTGTCCGGGAAGGAAGTTCTTAACTACACAACAGATTTTCCCGATGGAAAGAACCGCATCCTTTACATTGACACTGAACAGAGTCAGAACCATTGCATGATTGTAATGCAACGTATCATGAAACTGGCAGAATTGCAGACTAATGAGGATTGCGACCATTTCTATTTTCTCGCTCTACGCAAGTTCAATCCGAAGGAGCGTTTGGCTATTATAGACGATGCCATCAGTCAGATTGAAGGGCTTGGCTTTGTCGTGATTGACGGAATCCGTGATTTGGTTTATGACATCAATTCACCAAGTGAAGCCACATGTGTAATATCCAAACTTATGCAGTGGACTGACGAATACCAAATTCATCTTCACACCATTATAATCGGCAAAACCAAAAGTACAAATTTTCAAAACGAGAAGTATAAAAAAGGAATGTCGTTTAAGTATTACATAAATGGTGCTTAAACGACATTTTTTAATATGAATTTTCCTTCAATATAATGCCCGAAACTCATTGTCAACTCAGCAAAAAATCGTATCTTTACACAGTAGTCAAGATACTTCTTTGTAGGATGATCTGTCTGTTTTTTTGTACAACATGATGTCTGTGTAAGATGAATTATAGTTCATGTGGGCGTTAAACTCGACTTTTTCACTGCCGATAAACGGGTTTCCGAGGGCGTTGTTTTTGCCTATCCAGTCACAAAGTTCGATGATGGATGACTTGTTTGAGGTGAAATAGATGTAGTTTGTACCTACAAGCGTTTGTAATACGTCCAAGTAATCGGATAGTCCCCAGTTCATCGTATAGGTGCCTACTTCGGTAGATAGATACGGAGGATCTATCAGGAACACGACATCAGGCATATCCTTATACTTGTTGAATAGTTCCTTGTAATCGCATGAAACGATCTCCAATCCATCCAGATAGTCAAGGCATGGGTTGTAATCACATTTTCGAACGGTGTTATAGAAAGTTTCTTTCCGCAGTTCTTCCAAGTTGGTCGCATACTTCATGGAAAAGAGCAAGGAAGATGAGAGGGTGATGTAATCCACATATCCGTATCTATGTTCTTCTTGCTCAATCAGACGCAGGATCGTTTCTTTCGTCTTTTTAGGCAGGAATTTCCGGCGAGAAACAGATGCCACCACAGCCCGAATCTTATCCAGCAAGACATTGGTGCGCGGTATGTTCTCCAACCTCTGCCGATAGTTGTCGAAGTCGTTATACACAACGGTGGCACCGGGTTTCTGATACTTGGTGATATGCGACAACAGACCGGAACCGCCGAACAGGTCCACGAATACCGCATCGTCCGGGTAACGCTTCAACACCTGGATAAACTCCCTTGCGAACATGCGCTTTTGCCCCACGAACGGAAGCGGGGCAGATAAATATTGTTTTCTCATTTGCGTTTACTTAAAAAAAGGAATGCAAAAGTCCTTATTTTCTCCTTGTTTGCTATGAAAAAACTATAATCTATACTGCACCAACTTTACAGTGGTTCTTAAACGTTGAGGTCAAAACGGAGACAAACACCTTACATACATTCAACGCTCAAGCGGCTCGCAGTTTTGTGATAGCCGCTTGAGCAAAGTATATACCTTGCTCAAGCGGCTCGCAGTTTTGTGATAGCCGCTTGAGCAAAGTATATACCTTGCGTTCGCTGATCCGGTATTTTTCGGCCAGATAGACGACGATGTAAGTCGTTTTGCAACCATCCTTTTTCATCCGGATATATTCTTTATACAGACCCACATAGGACACATCTTCTATATGGATACCTGAGTTCAACATCCATTCAAAGGGTGTTTGATATAAATTTAAGACATCAAAGGCTGTCATAATTTCCAATTTAGAAGTATTTTTGTGTTGCCAATCACATAATAAAAAAACGACACTTCGCGGCTGAAGGCATATTGCCCCCGGTCGTGCGGAGTGTCGCATTTTTATTGTTAGTATGTGATTGGCGTCTTTACTAACGAGCCGGGGGCTTTTTCTTTTCCCCCTACATATTCTGTTTTACAGGCTGTTCATGTTCTCAAAATCCGAACTGATATATGGCGTGTCCAGTATCTTCACGTATGTGGGCATAGTGAACTCTGAAAACATACCGTTTCGATCAATAAATTCAACACGGCTTTTGAGATAGGCTAATTCTTCATCCGTCAATGAGATTTCAACCGTATCGGTGATAGAAGCCGCATCGGTAAATCCGATGTTGATTTGACCACTCCCCATATCCTTGATAACGATACGCTTCTGATCAACCTCCGAGATCGCTATCTTACTGTCTATCGATACTTTCAGTTCCATGTTTTTTCTCGTGTCAAACTGTGGCAACACGGTGTTGAGTATTAATACTCGATCTTTTAATGTTAGTTCCATATTGTATGTTTTTATGATTGTTTGCATTGTAATTAATAATGTCTATTGAATAGATACCATCCCTGGTTAAAATAAGCGAACGTTGCACAGTCACCCTTATTCATGTCAAGTGTCATGCTGTTGCCGTTATTGTCCAACAATGGTGTATCAGAGTTTTCTGGTTCTATTCTGATACCTTCGGAAGAGAACTTCGCCACGATCACATGCACAAAAATCACGGAATTGAAACCGACTTCGCTCCACGAATCTCCGTATTCCGGGTGGACTTCTCCCATTTTCTTTGTGATCGTCGACCGGGAAGGGAGATAGACGCTAAGATACGTACTGGTACTGAAGACGAACGTGTCCCGATAACCGATGTTCAGGACGATTGTATCACTCTTGTCCGACGAGGGTGCATAACGGGCAGTCGAGATCGATCCGTTGACCTTTAAACCTCCAATGCAGTATAACGCATAGTTGCGCCGTCCACCATGAACATCTATCACAGCCCCATAATTTATATCGTTGTGATTAGTTGTATACTCAAGGCGCATCAAAGCACTTGTTCCCCCAAGCGTAGACGGCAAGGTATTTAGACCAAGGCCGGCCCATTTACCGGAAGATGAAAATCCCAAAAACGCATTACTTCCTGATGAATAAAGGAAAAATTTAGAAGACGATTCACCGGAATAGCGGTTATCCGAGAATAGTCCTCCAGACTCCATCCTGAGTCCTCCGATGTAGGCATCCCCATTTTGATAAACTTTAAACGGGGCATTTGCAGGTGTTGCATTTCCAGCCCAGATTCGAACAGAGTTTCCGGCTGTTCCACCTCCGGAGAGTCCGGCAAGTTTTTCTCCATTTGAATTTGCAATATAGATACTTCCTCTACTTTCCACATTTCCGTTGCTTTCTACCCGGAATGTCGGATCAGTGGGTGGTTGTCCTTTCGCCCCGGCTGTTCCTCCCGACCAAATACGGATGGAACCGGAAGCAGCCATTCCACCTGTGCTTCCGAAAGCGATCGCACCGGTAGTTATGAGTCCGCCGTTGATCTCCGTTATCGTATTGTCATACTTTGAGGCAAGCACCCATTTAGAACCGCTATATCTATAGATATTCTCCCCATCCACCCATAAGTCATTTGTCCGCATACCCGATGTTGGAGCCGTCGTTTGATAAAATACCCTTGCCTTGTTATTTGCAGTCAATTGGGCGTTGTTAGCTGCATTTGACGCATTCTCTGCATCCGTCAGGGCATCATTTACCCCATCATACAACGGTTGAAGGTTAGGACGGTCGGAAATGTTATTATAACCGGATGTTCCGGATTTGAATACCATCTTCCCGCCAAACTCTCCGATCCCCAGGTTGAAATAGCACTTTCCATCTGTCGATACTATGCGATCCACCGTGATTCGGCCAGGCAATATCTCCGTGAAGCCGTAGCAGGTCACAAACGACCGTACACCGTCGGCTTGACTACCTAATAAACCGACCAGAAAGTAATAATCGCTGCCTTCGTCCATGTCGTGCGGTTCTTCGGACAAGATAAACTCGCCGGCCTCAGAAGACTTGCCACATTTGGCGTACAGGTAGAGCTTCCCGAAGTCGCCCAGCGGCGGACTGGTGTAGGCAGGTAGATCCCAGAACTTATATTCAGAAGCGGCATGGCTGCCTTTTATTTCCGAGATGCCGATCGTCATGTGCTGAAGGATCGCTTTCGGGGCGGTGAACAGTTCGGTCGCATCGTCATAGACAAAGTCCGGATCGACTTTCCGGGGATTGGTCTTGCTGTCCACGAAGCGGAATTGCAGGTTTTCATGTCCGACCAAAAGGGACATGGTGCGCACCCAGACAGGATCGATCCCCTTGGTGTAATCTTTAAACGCCTTTTCCAACATCTCCTGTGCTTCAATCGCATCACGTAAACGACGCTTGGTGTAGTGCATCGCATCGCTGTGGCGGTCGTTATTGATCACCTCGTTGCTTTCGATCTTCGACAGATCCGAGGAGACAAAGCCACCGACCGGCACATTGCTTAGTTCCAGTCCGGGGCTGTAGGGCCTATTTATATAGTCCTTTACAGCCGTGATGCGGATACGCACTCCCTTGGGCTGAAACTGCGGGTCGTCAAACAGGATGTAACCACCTGGCACCAACCGTCCACCCACCTCCAGCCACTGCGATTTCGCCCAAATGCCGTCCAGCTCACCGGTAAAGGCAAAAGATTCCTCTTCCTTGTTGTACAGGCTTCGGGCTGCATCACGAAACATATCCCATGACGCACCCGTCTGTGTGGTATCGTTGCAGACGTATGCCTGCGGCAGCGAAATGTTGAAGACCGCGTATGTATCACCTACAGCCGGACAGCGGTTCGGGTTCGGTATCGTGCCCCCTTCTTTCTCGACAGGCACCAACTTAAACCGTCGGGCTGCATGGTCGTAACCGGTCAAAGCGTCAGATGTCTGCTCGAGGTCAAATTCTTCTCCAGTCATCACACCCGACTGGAAGATAATCGTTGCAGTTTCGCCCGGTATTCGGCATTTGGAATAGTCCAAATCTTCCAGAATCGTGTTATCGATGATATCATAGAGATGCTTTTCGGCATCCACCACAACCACCTCGGACACCGTGCCCACCCGTGAGGGGTAGATGTGCGAACAGTCCAAGCTGTCCTCATTGTTATTGGCCAAAGCCCGGTCGGCTCGTGTAATGAACATGCCATCCTTGTCGGTTTTATAGCGTCTGCCTTCGTATTCCAATTCCTGGGATTTTGGCAGCAGCAGACAGGAAGCTCCATAGGCGGTGCGGTCGATGTTGCGCTCGCCACCCTGCACATAGAGGATGGAGGTGGGTGGTTTTTCGCCCTGCAGCTTACGGCCGACACCGGTTTTGAAGCCATTCCCACGGCCGTAGGAAAGAGGCAGAGGATCGTCCTTGAACTTCTCTACCTTGCCGAAATTGATAGTCTTGCTGACGATTTCGAATTCTGTTCCCCACTCATCCGCAAAGCGGTTAAGCGCATCCAAACAAAACTCATGGCTAAAGGCCAAGGTCTTTTCCGGTGCATCGATACAGGTCCCAATAGACCATCCTCCAACTCCCGATTGGTTCATATTATCAATCAAAAGCTCCAGAAAGAAGCGGGGTTTTCCGGTAAGTTGGAATTTCAGCTTTCGGGGGATGGCTGACAGGTGCTTGTATTTGATGGTACCCAACAGTTCCCAATAGCCGCCAAAGGTGGCACTGTAATCGAGATTGCGAGTGCCATGCTTTGTCAGATCCTCCGGTCTCCAGAGCGTATATCGCTGACCTTGATAGTCAACATAGCTGTAGACAGGTATTTCTACATGTTCTGTCAACGAGAACACAAGATTGACCTTGTCGCCCTGCCGGATGGCCCGATAGCGATAACTGGCATCATCGACTGGTATATCGAGAAGTATTTTCCCTGTCTTTTCAAAAATGATCATAGCTCATTTAATTAATTGCTTAACTTTGTTTCCGGAGACCGTCGGTCCCCTAATTTTCTTTTTTTTACAGCCTCCAATCTGTGATAGCCTGGAGGCTGTTTTATTATTCTTTCGCCACCGAACATTTTATATCTCCATTTGTTTTAAAAGAAAATACCCAACCTGGGGTTGGCGATTATCAATAATTTTTTCTGAATATACATTTGCTGTCTTTCTGCTGTGACAGCCCAAAGACAGTGTCACTAATTTATTAATACGGCCTTGCAGACGGAGTGAAGTTTGATGTCCAACGGGCAATATTACTGATGCGAAACTCGTCAATCATACCGTTCAGATACAATCCATAATCTCGATATTTTCCGATCATTAAAGAACTATAGTACCCTGAAACCATCGTTGATGTGAAACCAGACGCATACACTCCATTTACATACACTTTCCAATATCGAGATTGTGACCTGACGATCGCAAGATGAACCCACTGATCCCGTGGCATCGTAAAATAGCATATTGCATCCCCTCGGGTTCCACCATACTGCAGTCCAAAGAAAATGCGTCCGTCAGATTCCTCCATTATATCAAAGCTGTAACTTCCATAAGCAACGCCTTTTGACATTATACCGTTTTTCACACCACTTTTCAGTTTAATCCAAAAATCGACGGTATAGTTTGGATATAGGGACTCGTTTATGGCATTCGTTCCACTTATCTTTACATACCCGTTTCCTGAAAACGAAACGCAATTCTTGAATTTTCCCACTACATAGGACATATTACTACCAACATAAGGCTTGCCTGAGGCTTCATCTTTCAATGATCCATCAAAATGTAGCAACAGCAAAGTATTCCTGTCTACTTTCTTCCGTCCCATCATCGATCTTATCATACCAACCTCCTTTCCGCCGAAAGTCGGTCAGATACTTGAGTTAAGAGGTGTTTACCCCCCCCCCGTTAACATTTGTAAACAATTATTTCTCATGATTTTATCTCCTATTTTTTAGTCGTTAATATCTTGTTTCATCTTTTTCAACGGCAGATCATTCTTCGTAAGCCCAATAGCGGATCAGGACAGTGCCATCACCGCCGTTACCGTAAGTACCACAACCGCCACCACCGTAACCGCCACTTTTTCTATTGCCATTTCCAGTTCCGCATCCTTTGTCGTAATCGGATTCTCCACCCATGCCCCCATTTATATTTCTGTCTGAACCACCACCTCCGGCATTTCGTTTCCCAGTAGGTTCGCCAAAATCGCGGGTTGTATGCCTTTGACCCTTTCCTCCGCCATATAGGGAACCAGCTGGATAGAGAGAGCCATTTTCATTGCGGCTGCCTATTCCGTTAGATCCATCAGAACCCGCTTTAGCCGTATCTGAATCATCTCCCGCTCCGCCACTTCCGCCGTTGCCACCAGTATATGCCCCGGCATTACTTCCGCCTGGATAACCATTACCCGCACCATTTCCGCCATTAGCTCTATAACTTGAATTTAAGAATTGAGAGTATCCACCGTTGGGGGCAACTTCAGAATACCCTCCAATTCCTCCTTTCCCAACTGTTATCGGAATTGACTGACCCGGTGCAACAGAGATAGCATCACCGTCTCTCCATCCGGATGTATCTTTTTTGAAGGTTTTAGTATAGCCGCCACCTCCACCGCTTCCATTATGTCCTGCACCCCCTCCTCCGACAAGAAACACATCAACCTCCCTACATCCTTTAGGTACGATCCAGGTATAATTCCCGGCAGGATAGAACCTCTTGGTGAACAACTGCAACTTCTTCCGTCCCATCATCGACCGTCTCATCTACGCCCTCCTTTCTTACGATAAGAGGTCGTAACTTCTTTATTTAGAGAGCATTTTACCCCCCTCCCGTTTAACTTTTAATAACATAACCTGTTTCATTGCTTTACCTCCTGTACAATTGTGGGCAAGTCTTTCAAGTCGTTCGGATAACCTGTAACGGTTGTCAGAATGCAGAGATAGATCACACCGTATTGTTCATAATATTTGTCTTTCTCGAATGCCATACCCTGCACGTATGGAATAGGATCATCAAGCGTGCCTGCGTGCTCAGCTTCAACGATCTTATACAGTGAAGCAGTTTCTATGCCCGGTTTCCAATCGGCTTGCAGCTTGTGCTTTTGTATCACTTCAAACAAAGTGTCGCTTTCTCCTTCCACTACTCGAAGCCGGAAGCCTATTTCAACTTCCTTGCCAAACTCCGCATCTTTCTCACCCCAAATGGGGAATAAGACCTGCATCTCCAACGCTTGGCTGGCTGTGAGAGACACGCTGTTCATCATCGCACGGGCAAAGGTCACTGCCTGCGCTTCCGGGGATTTAGCGATTGCCTTATCTGCTTTAGTTTGCAAGGCTACCGTTGTTGTATGGATCATTTCAGGATAGCCTTCCACCACGATAGCTTCGACCTCCTCGGCTGTTTGGGCGGCATCGATACGGGATAGCAAGCCGTCTGTCACCTTGCCGCATTGCTCCGAATAGTCAGCTATTTCGTCAAGAGCAACCGTTAAGATATTCGAGGCGTACAGATGACCGCCTACTTCGACTTCTTCCTGCCGGCCACACTTATCCTTCACTTGCAGGGTGTTCGAGACATATGCGTCCTGTTCATCAATATAATAATGATGGATGTCTTTGTCGTAGATTTCCTGCCGTTTGGCATCACGGGCACGCCAAAGCAATTCTTCCGGAGTCGGTTCAGGTTCTGGAGTGGGCTGCATGTGCCAACACTCCAACGGGGTTGCATCCGGATGTTCGTTGTGGTACTGTTCCTGTTCTGTATTCAGAAGTAAAAAAGCACCCTCATTATAATCATCTATACTGATACCTATTTTATAAGAAGGAGGAAGAGTTTCTTGTACCTTCCAAAAATGAATCACTTTATTTATATATGTCATAATTATTCTGATTTATTCGTTATTATTTAAGGAGGTAAAAGCACGAACACGGAAATAGGATTCTTTGATTTGCTCTACAAAATCATAATTGTCCCAAACATATGCCCATGTATACTTGTCGTCACTTTGGGTGGATGTACAATAATAATCATTTATTTCCCTGTATTCATCAATAACAATACCACCAATCTTGGATAGACACTGGTCTATTTCTGACAAATTGTGTAAAACTTCATTCCATTCTCCGGCAGCCCCCATGTAACCGTTCTTTCCATTTTTAAAGACATATTGTTTACACCAGCCTGCAGCATAGTCTACTTTGCTTCCAAAATATGCAACATGTGCATTGGTGTTCCGAATGCCTTCATAGTCTTGTAAGGCCACATCCAGATTCGCTGAAGTTGTCGCGCCGGGGACCAATGCCATTGCCTGATACGGTCCCCAGCGTATGTAATCCATACATTCGTCCGGTGCAATCACGAACTTGCAATTGTCGGAGATAACGGCTACTCCAACAGCTTCATCATTGGGTAAATTCCACTTGTCACGCTTAAAAAGTAGCCCGTTTGTATGCAGTATATAAATTCCGTTTGCATACTTGTCATAATTGATTGTCCTATTTCCTAACATCTGTCTTAGTTTCATATCTACTTATATTTATTAGACCCTTACGACAATTATCCCATGTTCTTTTTTCAGCGATACCCCTGTGGCTTTACCAGCTGGCAGTTCAACGCTTGTTTCCTCCGATTGCCAGCCCGAACCGTTTGGGATCGGTTGGTTAATCGTTGATCCGGTGTTGTTCTTAATGGACAGATAAAACTCCTGCATCTCCGGTACGCTTCCTATATTCGCAAAGTTGATCGCCTGCACAGATGTACTCGAATAGGTAAAACGCAAGTTATACGGTGATGAAGGAAGCGACTTTAAGGTACTGACATCGACATACTCTTTCAGCCTCAAAGAGTCCGATACCTTCGTTTTCTCTTCATTGCTGTAGTCATTGGTTGATAGCCCCTTTCCCGTTACAGCTTCAACGACTTTGACCCATCCACCGGCTTTCCTGCCATACGTAGATGTATCAGATGGAGCATCTACAGTGATTGCTCCATCCTTGCCGGGCAAGCCTTGTATGCCCTGAAGACCCTGTTCGCCTCGTTCACCCGTTTCGCCTTTCTCGCCCTGTATCCCCTGCGGGCCCTGTTCGCCTCGATCGCCCTTTGGACCCTGTGCGCCTGTTTCTCCTTGCAAACCTTGTATGCCCTGTTCACCTTGAGGACCAGGGACACCCTGTATGCCCTGTTCACCTTTTGCCCCGGTTTCTCCTTTAGCGCCTGTTTCTCCTTTGTCCCCTTTATCCCCTTTTGCACCTTTAAGATTCGGTGTATCAAATGTGCCGGCAGCGGTCGTTATCTGGAGAATATATGTCGTTTCGTTATTGGTTTTGACACTGACCTGTATATCCTGCAAAACAGCCGGAAGATCTGCAAACGTATGCACTCCGTCGGATAGCTTCATGCTGAACTTGCCATTCTCCAATCGTTCGAAGAGCCATACCGATGCCGGATAGACCGTCGTATCGCTTGCCCATTCGGCGGTCGTCTGTTCGATCTGTTGATAAATAAATGCACCTTTCTTACTCATTGCTTAAATATCCTTGTTTTATCGTTCGTACTGATTCATTGTAATAATTGGCTCCTGTCAGATAAACATTACCGGGCAAGGCTGTACCGCTGCCGGATTCCTGCCACGAGGCTTTTCCCCCGGCAAGATCATAAAGCCGGTAGAATACATATTCTCCTTCTTCCGCTACACGTACTTCATCGCCGATACGAAAATTGATGGTTGTACCGTCGGTATTGACATAGCTCAATGTATTTTCGTCCGGGATAGCCTCCAACGTCGGGATCTCCGGTTTGTTCTTGATGTAGTTCTTATTGACAGGATCGGTAACGTTCCAGTCGGGTTGCAGTCCACTGATGACTCCTTCGGCGGCTTCGGCTGCACGATTGGCGCGGTCGGCGGCTGTGTTGGCCTTGCCGGTTGCGACTAT